ATGGGAGACTGTATAATGGCTTTTTGGAATGCTCCAGTGAATGTGGAAGGACACGAACTCAAAGCTGTTGAGTCTGCACTAGGGATGGTGCATCGACTAAAGGAATTGAACGATGAACTAGAGTCCGAAGGACTCATGCCTATCAATATTGGTATTGGCATTAACACAGGTGAGGTTGTCGTGGGTAACATGGGATCAAATAATCGTTTCGATTATTCTATATTAGGTGATGCGGCGAATTTGGCATCGAGACTGGAAGGTCAGTCTAAAGGATATGGGGTGACAATTATATTAGGTGAAGAAACTGCTACTGCTGTTGAAAATGAATTGTTTTCAGTAGAGTTGGATAGTATTGCTGTAAAGGGTAAGGAAGATGCAGTTCGTATCTTTACTGTGCTTGGTAATAATGATTGGGTTTTTCATAACACCAGTTGGTATATGAACCAGCAGCAACATGAGAAGTTTTTGATATTATATCGCCAACAGTCTTGGAAAATGGCTGAGAAGTTTGCGAATGATTTGAAAGCGACATGGCCAGAGATGGCATCTTACTATGATATAATGTTGTCTAGAATTGATGAATATAAAAATTCTCCGCCTGGAGAAGATTGGGACGGAGTATATAGAGCAACAACAAAATGAGAACTCCACCACATATGCAAGTTTTATACTTTGCAATAGGATTTGTTATCGCAGCGATTTTAGTTTTGCTAATGGGTTGTGAAAGAGGTACAACAGATAAAGGTAGATCCTGTATAGGTTTTGCAGGAATGACTATCGAAGGTGAACAGTGTGAGGTTATAGTTTGGCCAGAACCTGATGAACCAGTAAACTGTTGTATGGCATTAATACCATCTTGCATGGCATGCGCAGATAGATGTACAGTGCAGGAATGGTTAGAAAAAGTTTGTGGACCCAACGCTGTAGATGCGGAATATGCCGGATGGGATGAGGATAAAAACGAACCTATCTGGTTGTGTCAGGTTGAAATAATCAATTAGTTGACAAATAATTATTTCTGTGTTATCCTGGAATAGTGATACACATTGATAGAAATTATATTATGATGGTTTCTCCTCTTTTGGAGAAATTTAAGCGTGTGCGAGATGACTTATATAATTTCAGATGTCCTTATTGTGGAGACTCTAAAAAGTTTCAAAATAAGGCAAGGGGATTTTTGTATCGCAAAAAGAATGATTATTTTTACAGATGTCATAATTGTGATATAGGTACAAATCTTACTAATTTTATAAAATTTGTATCAGCAGACCTTTATAAAGAGTATGTTATAGAGAAATATAAAGGCAAAGATCCTGAAGAAAAATTTGAATTTGAAGCTCCAAAGTTTAAGAAAAAAGATCCTCATCTTGAGGAATTAATTTCTATAAATAAATTAAGCGTCGAACATCCTGCTCGACAGTTTGTAGAATCTAGAAAAATACCAGAGGAGTTTTTCGATGACTTATATCTTTGTCCAAAGTTTGTACAGTGGTCGAATATACAGAGTCAACAAGAACACCCAAGATTGGTTATACCGTTTCGGGATGAGACCGGTGAAGTGTTTGCGGCACAAGGCCGAGCTTTTGGTAAAGAAATCCCCAAATATTTAACTTTAAAGTTTGATGACAAGCCAAAAATCTTTGGCTTGGAACGGGTTGATTTTAGTAGACGCTTTTATGTAGTAGAGGGTCCTATAGATTCTCTTTTTTTAGATAATTGTTTGGCAGCAGCTGGTACAGATTTCAGACAGTTACCGCCAGGTGAAGTAACGATAGTATTGGACAATGAGCCAAGGTCAATAGAGATAACGAAACTAATGGAAAGACTTATTCATCAAAATTATGAACTAGTGATTTGGCCGGACACTATCAAACAAAAAGATATCAATGACATGGTCCTTGCAGATGTTAAGGACATTAAAACAATAATAGACAATAACACATTCTCTGGATTGGAAGCTCAATTAAAGCTTGCAGTCTGGCGACATAATAATAAACAAGTTTAAGGAGATAACAATGGGGTTACCTACACCTTATCAGGAGTATATACATCTATCCAGATATGCTAGATATAGATATGATGAAAATAGACGAGAGACATGGGAAGAAACAGTAGATAGATATTTTGATTTTTTTAAGGAACATATATTAGAACAGTGTGATTTTAAACTTACTCCTAAATTTGTAGACCCATTAAAACAAGCAGTATTAGAATTAAAAGTTATGCCATCAATGCGTTGTCTTATGACAGCTGGTGAAGCATTACGTCGAGAAAATGTTGCTGGTTATAATTGTTCATACATCGCAGTAGATAGTCTCCGTGCATTTGACGAATTATTGTATGTGTTGATGAACGGCACAGGTGTAGGATTCAGTGTAGAACGCCAGTATGTACAGAATCTTCCAATGGTTAATGAAGAATTTTATGATACAGATACAGTCATTATGGTATCTGATTCTAAATTAGGTTGGGCAAAAGCTTTAAGAGAATTAATTTATCTATTAGCCGCTGGACAAATACCAAAATGGAATTTATCAAGAGTAAGACCTGCCGGAGCGCCACTAAAAACTTTTGGTGGTCGTGCTTCAGGTCCAGAACCCCTTGATGATTTGTTTCGTTTCTGTACAAATGTATTCAAAGACGCAGCGGGCAGAAAATTAACATCATTAGAGTGCCATGATATCTGTTGCAAGATTGCAGAGATTGTTGTAGTCGGTGGAGTCAGACGTTCGGCACTTATAAGTTTATCTAATCTATCAGATGATAGGATGAGACACGCTAAAGCAGGACGTTGGTGGGAGTCTAATGTACAACGTGCCTTGGCGAATAACTCTGCTTGTTATACAGAGAAGCCTGATATGGGCATTTTCATGGAAGAATGGAAATCATTGTATGAATCTAAATCAGGTGAGAGGGGTATATTTAATCGTCATGCAGCAGTAATGCAGGCAGAGAAGAATGGTCGTAGAGATTCCAGTTATGAGTTCGGAACTAACCCATGTTCGGAAATTATTTTACGAGATAGAGAATTTTGCAACTTAACGGAAGTTGTAGTTAGAGAAAATGATACAGAAGAAACATTAAAAGAAAAAGTTAAATGGGCAACCATATTAGGAACATTACAATCTACTTTGATAAATTTTCGATATTTGAATAGAAAGTGGGAAGAAAATTGTAAGGAAGAAAGATTGTTGGGTGTATCAATGACGGGTATAATGGACAATGTACTTACAAATGGTAAAAGTAAAAATACTTCAGAGATACTACAAAGTCTTAAAACAACTGCTATAGAAACAAATAAGATTTGGGCTAAACATTTGGGTATACCTGTATCAGCAGCTATTACTTGTGTTAAGCCTTCTGGTACAGTCTCCCAATTGGTTGATAGTGCGAGCGGTATTCATGCTCGGCATAACCCATATTATATTAGAACTATTAGAGCAGACAAAAAAGATCCATTAGCTAAAATGATGTTTGATGCAGGGTTTCCGTGTGAGGATGATGTTACTAAACCAGAGCACACTTGGATATTTTCCTTTCCGATTAAAGGTCCATCAAGAGGCATATATAGAAAAGATATGAATGCTATACAACAATTAGAGTTATGGAAAATTTATCAAGACAATTGGTGTGAACATAAGCCTAGTGTTACAATTTCAGTAAAAGAAGAAGAATGGATGGATGTTGGTGCCTGGACATATAATAACTTTGACCAGATGTCTGGTGTAAGTTTCTTACCCATGTCAGACCATAGTTATAGACAAGCACCATATCAAGATTGTTCCCGTTTTGAATATGAAGCATTACTAAAGAAGATGCCTAAAAATACAGATTGGAGTCGTTTGAAGGAGTATGAAGAAAAGGATATGACCACGGGTTCACAAGAGTTAAGTTGTACTGGCGGCGTTTGTGAATTGGTTGACCTTGTGAGTACTCCATAATGGAAGATGAGAGAATTTTCTTTGAATGTACAAGTTGTGGGGCTGAATTTAGCCTCACAACAGATTTAGAAATTGAAGCTAACTGGTGTCCGTACTGCTCAGAGTCACTTGACCTAGCTCGTATAAATAGTAGTTTAGGAATAGATTATGAATACAGCGAGTCGGAAGGCGAAGGGTAGACGCCTACAACAACAATTTATGAAGCTTCTTATTGAGAAGCTTGACATTGATCCAGAAGATTTAGAATCACGAAGTATGGGCGCTGGTGGGGAAGACCTCATCATGTCAAAGGCAGCTCGTACTAAATTTCCCTATTCAGTAGAGTGTAAAAATCAAGAGCGATTGAATATTTGGTCAGCTTGGGAACAAGCAGAATCAAATAAAGGTATCTATGAACCTATTGTGGTTATTAAAAAGAATAAACAAAGACCTTTAGTAGTTTTAGATGCAGAAAACTTTTTAGATATGATAAAGAATTTCAATGATTGAATATATGTTTTATATTCCTTTATTCCATTATCATATAGAAGATTGGAGTAATGTTAAGTTAAAATTATTAGAAGCTCTAGAGTATATTCCAAAGTCTGATCCAAATAGACCCACAGGTCAACCTGCATCTAAAGAATTTTTAGAGATAATAAAACAACCTATAGATAATTTTATAGCAGATATGAATTTACAAATTGAAGATGTTGATTTTAATATGTGGTGGCAATGTTATCAACAGAATGAAGGGCATCGTCCTCATGCACATGGAGAAGCTAATTTTGGTTCTACTTTATTTTTAGATTTTGTTTCAGAAGAACACCCACCAACAAGATTTTATGCTCCATTTAATAATTTTTTAACGGGGAATGTTTTAGAATATGAAAAAGATGTTAAAGAAGGTGATATTATATTTTTTCCTGGAGGTATAATGCATGAATCGCCTACTAATAAAAGTTTAATACCAAAGAAAATAATAGCAATGAATTTAAATGTTCCTAAGCTAGTAGAAAAAATAAGAGGAGAAGGTCTTTGAAAGATGATTTAATGATGACACCACTAGAAGCTGATATATACAAGTCAGGTATGTTTATTATGATGGACTCTATAGATATGTCCACTTGTAAAGACGCTATTGAATTTATATTAAAACAAAGTTGTGAAAAGAAAAAACAAAAACGATTACAATTTTTGATATGTAGTGAAGGTGGAGATATGAATGCTGCTTTTGCTTTAATAGATGTTATGAAAGCATCAAAGATACCTATTCATACAGTAGGTTTGGGTATGGTAGCTTCAGCTGGACTATTAATATTCATGTCGGGTGTTAATAGAATTTTAACACCTAATACATCTATCTTATCACATCAATGGTCTTGGGGAGCTTTTGGAAAAGAACATGAGTTGTTTGCCCAAATGAAAGAGTATGAATTAGTTTCAGAAAGAATGATGGCGCATTATAAAAAATGTACTGGTCAAGATGAAGCCAAAATTAGAAAGTTTTTATTGCCGCCTGAAGATATTTGGTTATCAGCAAAAGAAGCAAGAAAATTAGGAGTTTGTGATTCAGTTAAGACGGTATACTAATAAATATTAGTATGAAAACTTTAATGTTAAAATGGTGGTTGTTTGTATGCTCATGTGGAGTAGGAATCACCATAGTCAATTATTTGGGATTTTTTGAAGTTCTTTTTAAAAAGGACCCAACACGCTTGAGTTTCCTTATATTGTTTATATTTGGATTAACAACTATTTGGATAGGAAAAAGAATATACAATATAATTAAAGAGCAAAATAAACCCAAAACAGAATTACTACAGGATTTTGATATAGGTTGGTTCATAGCAGAATCTTGTTTAGTATTAGGTCTTATAGGTACAGTAGCAGGATTTATAATCATGCTGGGTACGGCGTTTGTTGATATTGATGTAACTTCAATTGATTCTATGCAGAAAGCTCTTTCTCAAATGTCTATAGGGATGTCCGCAGCGCTTTATACTACACTTATGGGACTATTAAGCTCATTGGGTATTAAATTACAGTTAGTAAACATAGGGCGCACAATTGATAAACTTTAACAGATACGCTTCTCCTACTGCCTTTACAGATTTACTTTTTAATATAGTTATTGGTGTAGCTTTCATGTTTATGTTGGCTTTTCTGTTAATTAATCCAGTAGCAAAGAAACAAGATATAGAATCTAAAGCAGATTTTTTAATTATATTAACTTGGAGTACAGAATCAGTTAATGACATAGATTTATGGATGAGAGACCCAATTGGTAATTTAATGTCGTTTAGAAATAAAGATAAAGGGTTAATGCATTTGGATAGAGATGACCTTGGAGCAAGAAACGATAGAGTTAAACAACCTGATGGTACAGTAAAATATATTCGTATGAATAGAGAGATTGCTGCTTTACGAGGAACTTTAGAAGGTTGGTATATTGTTAATATACATTCTTATAGAAAACGAGATGCACCAACACCAGTTAAAGGTGTGGTGGAATTAATACAAGTTAATCCTTATAAAATGATAGCAATACAGGAATTTGTAATACAATTACAAGGTAAAGAATTGACAATTTGGCAATTTCAAATGAATGATGAAAGTAAAATTGTAGATATTAATAATGAGCCATTTCCTTTGGTAAATGTTGACCGCACAACTCAAGGTGGTTGGGATGTAACACCATTGGAAGAATCTGGTATTTCTCCTGATGTGGAACAAGATTCTCGTTGGTTTGAGAAGTGGGGTTGGTAATGATATATATACTTTACATAAGTTTATTAGTCATATCATTTGTTTCTTTATGGGTAATAATAAGTCAGAAAGGAAATTATATATTTAAGGCTATTTTTATTCCTGCTTTATTTTTAGTAGTTATGTCTACTTGGTATACATATAATAGCATAATGGGATTTGCTACAGTACAAAACCCTCCAGAGGTTGTTAAGTATCTATCACATATATCAGATAAGCAGCATGGGTGGATATATTTAACAATATTGAATTACGATAAAAAAGAACCAAGAATGTATAAGTTGCCTTGGAATGAAGAATTAGAAAAAGAACTTGATAAAACAAGACAAGGACAACAACAGGGTGTTATAAAATATGGTAAAATGAGAAAAGAACCTAATGCTACTGATGAAAATAATCAAGGTAAATGGCTATGGTATGATATGCCGCCTAGTGAAGTAATGCCAAAAAACTATGAAGGAGATAATGAAATGGAAACAAGTGATGTTGGGGTTGAATTGATAAAAAAGTTTGAAGGTAAACGACAGGTTGCCTATCAGGACTCCGCTGGAGTATGGACTATTGGTTATGGTCATACAAAGGGAGTTTATGAAGGACAGTTATGTATTGAAAAAACTTGTGATAGATATCTTGCTGAAGATATACAAGAGGTTGAGGAGTATATAGAGAAGTTAGTAAAAGTTCCTTTGACACAAAATCAGTTTGATGCTCTTGTAGCATGGACTTTTAATTTAGGACCTACTAATCTTAATGAAAGTACTATGCTAAGAAAATTAAATGAAGGTGATTATGATGCAGTGCCTTATGAAATGAAACGATGGAATAAAGCTGGTGGTGAAGTATTAGAAGG